TTGTTAACTTCACCAATGGCTTTTTTCTGTGCGATCAAGATCTGAAGTCTTTGCTTTTCTAGTTCGACATTTTCTTGATCTTTTGATTCTTTTATTTCCCTAGCTTCTTCTCTAGCGCGTGACTCTTTTATCTCTTTAATACGCTCTTCATTGGTCATCTTTGATGGATCTTTTTTAGCCATTTATTAGTCCTCATCTTTAAACGGCCAAGTCAGGCCTGTAACCATCTCGAAATCAGAAACATCAGCTCTTAATTCTTGTCTTTTTTTAGCTGTTTGGGGATGGTTATCTCCAAATTCTCTGTAAGCATCCAAGAACTCTTTCTCTGCAGCCACCGCTTTAGCATATGCTTTTACGTCTTTATATTTTCCTCTTACAACAAATTGTGTTTTTGCATCTTCCTCATTAAGATTTGCAACAACGTTAACATCTTTCCCGTACATATATTTTAATAAAGTCTTGGTCCAAGAACCAAGCATTTCATTCCAAGTTTCATTAAGGGTAACTTTTGCCCTCTCAAGATCAATTACAAGCATATAAACTTCTCCTTATCATAAATAGTTTAGATAAAAAAATGCCCTTACGGGCACTATCTTCTTTTCTTTGAGGCTTTCTCCATTTCTTTTTTCTCTTCTTCAAATTGCTTTCTCATTCTTTCGCAAAACCAATTGCGAAGTCCGATTGGTAGATTGTATATTTCTGTAAAGGACCATCCACCAAAATGCTTCATTAAGAATATTTGTTCATATAAAGCTTGAGAATATTTATGTGTTAGGCCAAAAAAAGTCCGTATTAAACGGAACCTCCATTTCTTGAGAATATCCGCAAGAAGTGCACTCAAATAAGTTCTTTACCTTTACGTCTGGTGAAGCGACCTTATAGCATGCTTTTAGCATTGTCGTATCCAAAGTTGGCATATTATCGACATATTTTGCTATAGTTGATTTATCTTTATGGCCCTCAATCGCAACGATCATTAGCTTAAACTGATCGGTTAGAGAAGTTTCTTTCATTTTTCTTTTCTTTTTATCCGATATCAATTTGGCCAAAAATTGCTCATCCTTTCCGTCCAAAAGACGAAATTCAATTTTAAATTTTGAAAAGGGCATGGTGCATGTAAAATTTCCATTATCAAGTTTTTGCAAACCAAGCTCTTCGTTTTCTTGTGATTCATGAATCTTCTTCTGTGTCAGATCAAAATCAAAAGTAGTTCTAGAACTGCATCCCGGGCATCCAATTTGGGTCTTGTAATTTGCACCATATCCAGAAACTCTTGCAGCTATAATTAAAGCGTTCCTGTCTCCGATTAAGAGATCTTGTGCTTTAATTGATTTATCGATAATTATTGAATCTAGCATTCTTTCAAGTGCAATGCCTTTTTTCAATAGCGTTTCGGAAGCTAAGATATCTTCTTCCTTCGCAGTCATGAATCTAATTTCTAGAACTTCTTTGCCGTGCAACGGATGTGCTTCCGGATAACTTCCTTTTGACGGAAGCTCAACAAATTCTGTCGGGGCGACAAAACTTAATGGATCAAAAGCTTTTTCCACTGGTTGTTGTGGTGCTTCTGATGGTTCGGGGGAATGACTCCCGAGTCTATCTTTGTTTCTACTCATTTATACCTCTGTGTTTATTATTCTCGTTCTTCGAATTCTTGTTCTTCTTCGACTGTTGTAACGTTGCCGGTCGGTACTGGGGGAGGAAGTTCCTCTCCTTGACCACGTTGCTTTTTATCCAAAACAGCGGAGTCATAGCTTATTGTTAAAGTTATATCTAAAAGTTCATCTGATGAATAATCCAAATCACCATATTTTATAGATTTTATAAAAGCATTAAACAGTGTCCATATTTCAATTGGAGCTCCTTTGGAGTCAATCTTTGTTATTAAGACCGGTTTTGCCGCATAGTGTTGTTTCTCGATACCGTCATTGCTACCGTTAAATTTGTAGCCTATCTTTTTAAGCTTATCATAATAAGATTTTCCCTTTCCCCCAACATCTACGATATTAATATCAATATCATTCCAAGTAGCAATTCCGGGATATTTTATCTTATGATTCAACAGCTGATACTCTGATACTGAAATATCAACTGATGGCTGTGTTACATTTTTAGCGTACCAAAGATTACTTTCGTCGCCTAATTGAATAGTAAATCGAAATTTTCTAAGAGGTTCTAAAGTGCTACTAGACCAAAAAGCCATTCATACTCCTTATGATTCAACAGTTGGGAAGAATGGAGAACCAGTCGCGGATGTTACACATGTAGCCCAATCATAACGAATTGTCATTTCAATTGTTCTAAGATCATCACTGGAATAATCTAAATCACCGTACTTTGCTGATTTTAAGAAAGGATTATTGAGCGTCCAAGTTTCTATCGGTGTTCCTTCTGAATTATAAACAGTAATAGTAATATCACCTAATGCTACCTTGCCTTTAGCTTTAGCTAGTGTTGTAAGATTAGCTGGCGTACTATCTCCTTGGTTTGGTATTACGTACCCATGGCCCTCTAACAATGTATTGGTCTGAGAAACAGCATCTATAGAAATAGGGTCCACAAGTGTCAAGGACACTTCGTTCCAAGTTACTCGCCCCGGAAAGTAATATTTATTATCTAGGTAATCGTGTTCCGTCTCTGAAACATCAAACGAAGGTGTGGTGACTGTTTTTGCCCACCAAAGAACGTCGTTCCCGCTGGTTAGACCTGTTATTTGTACTTGAAATCTAAAATTTCTTTTAGGCTCTGTTTCGCCTGTTGACCAAAATGCCATTACTATTTTCTCCTATAACATATAATAAGTAGTTTAAAACTCAATTCCGGAGCTTGTGATATTGAAATCAACAGCGATAAATTCAATCGCGAATGCCGGCTTGATGAAAACCTTTGCATACATGATATTGCGGTCAATATAATCAGCTGTTGTTGTGGTCTCATCTAAAACTAATTTGAACTGTGTAATACCGAATCTAGATTTAGCATCTTCTAGAATTGGATTGGCTTGTGCCTTAAAACGATTCCACGTTGCGTTAACGTTTTGATCAAACAGCACTGTTCTAGCCACCTGACCGATGCGTTTCTTCAAGAAAATCATCAAGCGACGAACATTAATTCTGTCCAGAGCCGAAGACGTTTGTTGAAGTGTTTTTTGTCCAAAAATTACGGGCCCTTCATTTGGGAAATTTGCAATTGGGTTTATATTGCTTGAATATAGTTTATCTCGTTCGGCTTTAGTAAGCGTCTCAGCGGTATTTGTAACTCTTGGTCCAAGATTACCACCAAGTCGTGAAATTCCACCACGATTAAAGCCGGCTGGAGCAAACCATGGAGCTCCTGATGAAGCCTCAGATGCCGCAATAGCCCCTACTGCTGCAACAGAAGAGGGCATAGATACAGCAGAACCTGCTTCTGTACGGATTTTAATTTCTGGGTAATAAGTCGCTGCGTAGCTTGTGTTGAAGTCTAAAGACTTTGCCTTGGCCACTACATCATTAACAGATCCAACTGCTGGTGTTTTGAATTCAAGTTCACTTTGGAAACCTGATTCCAAATCTACAATAGCCAATGCATCAGATCTTTCTGATGTGTTTTGCACTAATTGCTCAACTAGAGAATCTTTGGTAATACCGGGCATAGCGATAATATCATAATTAATCAACTCAGGGTCATCTACAAAGTCTATTAATTTATCAACTGCGGCGACAGCATAGTTAGTAGACTTGGTGCCGCTAGCCAGTACTCGGTCCGATGAAAATGGATCTACATATGTGATATCTACTCCATCAAATCCACCCATAAAAGGCATAACGATTTTGTTGATTTCTGCTGTTTCAATTAGCGCACTTGTTCCATTGGTGCCTGTATAAGAATTTCCAGATGCATGTGAACCGGCTTGATAATAAAATTTTTCATCATCTGAGCTGTCCTGTACAATTTCATCTAGTGTAAATACAAAACTTACATCAGTGTAAGTACCAGCTTCCGTCGCAAAAACATCTTCACTATTCGGAAGCGCTCTCAAAATATCAATATAGTCACGAGAAATACTATTATAGTGTTTACCAGTACCATTGCTTGTGTCGTTTTTATTTTGACTTCTCATACCAAAAAAGTTTTTCTTTGTAAAACGCGCAGCGGAATTATTATCTGTAAGGTTCAGACTAGGCCAATCAAAAGACGCGGTTGCTGTTACACGATAGTCAGCCCACCCAGCAACTGGGTGTCCGCCATAAACATACGCATCATCGCCTTTGCCGACATAAGTGGCTCCTGCACCAACCACGAGGGCTGTTGGAATTGATCCCGTTGTAGCGTGACCCGCAACCGACCAGGATTTTGGTCTTGTTGGTCCGAAGAAGCCAAAAGGAATTGAACCATTGCCATAAGACTCACCTGACATTTCTATTCTTATGAAGTCTGAGACATTAGGGTATTCACCGGTTACGATATACTTTTGTTTATTTGAGTTAAACGTTACTTGTTGGTCTCCTATGACTTTCAAGATATATTTTTCACTTTTTGGATTTAGATTACAAGGAAAACTTTCTTCCACTACTTGATTAACCATGTCATATACTTCAATGGTGAAGTTACAAAACGGATCAGTGTTCGTGCCTAGTGAATTAATTGTAATTCTAGCGGCATACTGTTTTTGAAAATCTTCCCCTTCTATTAGAGAATGGATTTTAAAGATTTTTTTCATGGTTTTAGCATCAAAACTACCAGTATCTGCTGTAGGTGCTGGGTCGTTGGCTATTACCCATCCGGTGCTAGCAGCAGTGGAAGCCCTAATGTGATCCATATACGAACCACCGTTTCTATCATCTTCCTCAGCCAAAGGAAGGAGCATACCGTATACATGCCCTGCTGCTGAGGATACCTGAAGAACTGCATCATTAATTTCTGTTTCAAAACTTTCTCCCAAAAAATACTTTTTGTTTTCTGATTTTTGATTACTTATCAATTTGTGGGGGTCTGAATTAATAGCATCTCTAATAAAGGAGCCTTGATCTGATGCGTTCATATTAAATTTCAATCTTTCTGTTGTTGATCCATCGAAGGCATCTATGATAAAAGCACCATGTGGCCCTACGGACTTTATCATTGTCCCCACAGCACTAGTCGTAGTGGATGTTCCAGCTATTGTACCAGAAAGAGTTAGTGCTGTGCCGTTTGTGTAAATAATAGCTGCTAATGTTCCAGTTGCGTTTGCACTTGATGAGGGAACCATCCATAGTCCATAAGCCAGCCTAACAACAGAAGCATCTCCGGTGTGGGCGTTAACTCCGCCAAGATTCCAACCTGCTTTAGAGACAGTAAAGCCAGCGCCCGTTTCCTCTCCGGCCAATCTCATATAGGTAACAGGTGAAGTATTTGAAGCTAGCCATGCTCTCGCGGCAAACAATCCATAGGTTGGATTAGCCGAGTTTCCATTTCTGTAGATATCGCCTTCCGAATCTCCGGAGTATGGCGAGCCAAAAACTGCATCCAAACCATCAATCGTTGTTACGCGAACTGGTTTCATCGCGGGTCCTTTCTTTGCCTGACCAATAATCAGAATTCCATCATTTGATGGTTCAGGTGGGAGTTCACTTAGGTCAACTTCTCGTAGTTGAATACCGGGTGAAACAAAATTAAATTTGTTAGACATTAATAATCTCCTTATAAATATTATTCTTTATAAATAGTGTTGTTTTTTATGAAAAGCACTAATCGCGATAGTCTTCGTCTTCTTTCCATGGAACGACATCGCCAACAATTACTTTTTCTCTAGATATTTTAACCTCCACAGCATTTTGTCTAATTGTTATTTGTGGTTTCTCGCGATTTACACCTTCACCAATCAAATATCCAAGTACTTTTATACCAATTTTTGTCTCAAACATTCTCTCATCTTCATTTAACGATGTGGTGTTTTTGTTCTCCGAAAAATCTTCTTGTATAAATGCTTCATATTTGTGGCCGTTATTCTTATAAATAAAAGTGTTAAGATGACCAGTCCTGGTAAAGAATGGTGTCATCAAATCGTTCATTTGTTGCTGGTATTCTGTTCTCAAAACAACACTGTACGTAACTGTAACATATGTTGGGATGGGAGAGGTTAGAAACTCATAAACAACTTTGTCGCTACTTGTTTTTCCGGTATCTGAGGCTTTTTTGTTTTCTCGCACAACGTCGGCGTTTTTAAAGTTTCTAGTTTTTTCTTGTTTTATTCTTCTCGCTCTCGTAATTACCCCGCCACCAAAGTCAGGGTTCTCAAACAAATGAGCCTGAAAACTCCCTCGGTACCCAAGTTCTTTTGCTATTGAGTCTCTGTTTATCGTAATGATTGGTAATTTTATTTTTCCAACAGAATCTCTAATATCTTTGTTGTTTTTAACTTGAAAAGTCCTTTCGGTTCCCGTCCAGATGACTGGAACTTTTTTTAGCCCCTCATTTGTTGTTGTGTGGATATTAAATTTTTCATTAATATATTCGTATATACCAAGATCAATTGTCTCTATCGTTGAAGGTTCTAGGTATTTTATTTTACTGGGCATTGAATACTCCATCTCTAGCTCTTATGCACTCTGCATGTATTTCAAATCTATGCTCTGGTTGACCGAATAATAGTTTCGGTTCAATTAGCTTAACAATCTCATAAAATACATCGCCATATTTTACAAAATCTCCCTCACGGACGAACAGGTTTTGATCTTCCGTCAATCTTCTTTTATGAAAATTAACTTTTATTTTGGTAGCTTTGTCAACGGCAACATTTTCCATGTAAGATGACTCAACTCCCTGAAACTCAATGAGCGCATGAACTCTTATCGGCGGAAGAAAGGTTTTTTCTATGGCCTCTCCGTATAAAGGGTGATAGTTGGTTGTTTCAATATCTATTGGAAAATATAATATTTGTTGCCCAACGACCCTTTCAATAATCTCGTCATTAACTTGCTTAACAAGGTCCCGCTCTTTTTTTCCAAAAAACATCGGAGGAGGAGGAGCGCTTGGTTTTTTCCATTTATTATCTTCAGACATTCATTTAACCTACAAATATTCCATTTGGAATCTCACCCATCAATCCCTTAGCATTTTCAGCCATTGCCTTATCATTCTCCAGTAGTTTTGGATATGTTAATTCGTCAAGAATTGTCTTTAATTCGTCTCTTAGTGCTGTCTGTTCGTCTTTGGCCTGTGAAAGCAAATCAGAAGCATTTAAGGACACATTTTCTCCAGGGATTGGAACGTTTCCACCAAATTTTCCTCTTACTTGACCTAAGGTTTCTTTGCTCAATGCGAGAGCAAATCTTCTAATCCATTGCTTACCAATAGAGTTGATATTTTCATAAGGAATATTCTCAAACGGAAGAGTGTTCATGTTATTGATACCATCTTGTCCTGAGTTCATATCGTCGGTCCAAATATCTTCATCGGCGACGGTAAACCTAAACCAAAACTTCTCCGGAGATACTCCATCCGGTATTGGGTAAAGACGTAATTTGTTGTCTATAATCTCATAACTATAGTGAGAAGTTCTAGTGTAGAGGTGATCTTCATATGATATCGCTTGCATTTTGTTCTGCCAAGCCGGAATAACTTGAAAAGTTGAATCGTCCGCATATTGTCCATATGTGTGATAATCTCCCACAACATTAAGGCCACCATAATAGCCATAAAAACGCCACATTTGTCTCGGAGTTATATAAAACATTTCACGTATCTTAATTCTTTTGTTACCGACCTTGTTATAAAAAGGCATCGATGCCGTTGTAGCGGATGCAGATACAATTTGTTGCAAATCGTAATCTTGCTTATCAGAAACTGTATCAAATGAGGCTGAGTAAATTGTAGTCGATCCACCCACACCAGCCTCTGTTCCAAATGTTTGACCGATCTTGAAAGAGGTTTCAAAAGAAAACCGAGGATATTTCAAGGCAATGTTAGAGCCACTGAGAGGATCTCCACTAGCTATTTGCCCCTTATGATCAAAAGAACCAGTTGTGCCGCCGAGAGCAGAACCAACAATGTTTTTAGATTGATGAATATTAATAAGGTAAGAGTACTCTAGAACAGCATCTTCAAAATTTGCATATACATTTTCTTCGGTAAGTTCAATGTCTAGAATATCTCCCCCCAATCTTTTATAGGTAAAGGCAACTTGAGCAACAGCACCGGACAAAAATTCAGCTGAGTCTTTGTACACTCCTAAAGGCAAAGCACTAGCAACATTTGATATGGTACCAGTAATGGGCAAAATTATTGCTGATGTTTGAGATGTTGGTGTTAATTCTGGTAATGACATTCACGATCCTCCGCGTCATACCTAAATAGTTTACATAAAGAGAAAGCCTCTATTCAGAGGCTTTGGTTTCTTTTGCTGCTTTCTTTTTCTTTGCAGCAGCTTGTTTCTTTTTGCGAGCGGCTTCGGCTTTCTTTTTCTTTTCGGCTTCTTCCTTCGCTTTCTTTTCTGCTTCGGCTTTTTTCTTTGCCTCTTCAATCAA